AGCACAACCAAAACAAGAGAAAAGAAAGAATCTAATCAATCGCAGAAGAAAAAATACTTGGGTAAATGATTGGTAAAAAAAAGCCACCTGATTAGGTGGCTTTCTTAAATTAAAAAAATCTAGTAAAGATTTTCGTTAAGGACAAAAGCACCTTCTTCTGATGGATTGAAGGACTTGTTATAACCGCCATCATATAGAAAAGCCTTGTGAGATAATTTTACTAACTCAACATTAGCAAATTCAGGATGTAAGCAAAGGTTTATATCTCCATCATATTGTGACTCAAAATAACCTTCAGAACTATATGCACGTTCCATCCAAAACCAATTGCTTTTTCTCATAGTAGTTAAAGCAGTTTTCAAACCTTTTACAGTTTTATAACCATCAGAATTTAAACCTAAGTGTAGGTGTAAGTGCCATGCACTTCCCAAAGGGTTTCCTTTTATGTTGAGAAAAATTCTTTTCTCGCCTTGTTGAAATTGTTTCATAATTTTCTCCATAATTAATATGATAACTATAGCAAATGCACAGAGATTTACAACTATTATCTGCAAATAAATTAAATTAATTTTATTTATCTTTTAATGATAAAATGCTTTTTAATTCTATCTTTTTAGAAGAAATTTTTGTATTTAAAGTATGTCCAACGCATTTGACAGAACCAATTATCCTACACAAGAACCTGACACTATCGTAGTGGGCGATAGGTTATTGTGGCGAAGAGATGATTTAGCTGATACCTATCCCATATCTGCTTATGCACTTACTTATGAATTCCACGAAGATTCAGGTGGTGGTGGTTCACATAAATTCAATATCACAGCAACCGAAGCTGATGATACTTATTTTGTTGAAGTAGCATCTGCAACTACAGCTAATTATTCAAATGGTGATTACATTTGGAACGCTTACATTACAAGAACATCTGATTCTGAAAGAATAAGAGTAGATACAGGCAGAGCAACAGTTGTTATCAATTTAGCTAACACTAATGCTGATTTAAGAAGCCACGCAAAAAAAGTTTTGGATAATATTCAAGCTGTTCTTGAGAATAGAGCATCAATAGACCAATCTTCTTTTTCAATAGCTGGTCGTTCTTTATCAAGAATGTCAGTAGATGAATTATTAACTTTTAGAGATAGATACAAAGTAGAATATTTAGAAGAAATTAAAAAGGCTAGAATTAAAAATAAACAAAGGTCAGGTAACACTATAGAGGTTAAATTCTAATGGCTTGGTACGACAGATTTACAAGAAAACCGAAAAGAAGAAAAACTCTTAATTTAAGAAAATACAATGGTGCAAGTACCAGCAGATTATTTTCTGATTTTCTACAAACATCAACATCTGCTGATGAAGAGATAAAAACTAATTTAAGATTGTTAAGAGATAGGTCAAGAGACTTAGCAAGAAATGATAGCTATGTGCAAAGATATTTGAATCTGATGCAATCTAATGTTGTTGGCAACAATGGTATTCGTTTATCAATGAAAGCAAGAAACGATGATGGTAGTTTGGATTTAGTAGCAAACAGAATCATTGAGGAGAAATGGCATCAATGGTGTCGTTTAGGTAATTGCACAACTAATGGCAGATTAACTTTTATAGACTGTCAAAAATTATTTATAGAATCTTTAGCAAGAGATGGCGAAGTATTAGTTCGTCATGTTAAGTCAAGAGATTCAGAGTTTGGTTATCAGATAGAGTTTTTAGAAGCTGACCATTTAGATGAAACTAAAAACGACAATCCTGAAAAGGGCGGTAATAAAATAAAAATGGGCGTTGAACTAAATGCAAGTAATAAACCTATTGCTTATTATCTGTTTCAAAATCATCCATTTGATAACCAATACTATGCAAGACAAAAACACATCAGAGTTAATGCTGATGAATTAATCCACGCTTACATTCCAAACAGACCTGAACAAAATAGAGGTGTGCCATTTACTGCATCTGCTATGGCAAATATAAAAATGCTTGGTGGCTATCTTGAAGCAGAAATAGTTTCTGCAAGAGTAGCAGCAAGTAAGATGGGATTTTTTACAAGTCCTGATGGTGATAGTTATGTAGGCGATGGTGAAGATGAAGAATATGTACCTATAATGAACGCTGAAGCTGGAACATTTGAACAGCTACCAGCAGGAATGGATTTCAAATCTTTCGACCCTGACCATCCTACATCTGCTTTTGAATCATTCAGCACACAAGTTTTAAGAAGTATTGCATCAGGTTTAAATATTTCTTATCACGCTTTAACCAATGACCTTAGTTCTGTAAATTACAGTTCTTTAAGAGCAGGTGCATTAGAAGATAGAGAGATGTATAGGCTGTATCAAAGATTTACCATTGACCATTTCGTTAGACCTGTATTTGAAAAGTGGTTAGAGATGTCAATATCAAGTGGTGCTATCTCAACATCTCCAAGTACCAACCAACCTTTGCCAATGAGCAGATACGATAAGTTTGCTAATTCAGCAAACTTTATACCAAGAAGTTTTTCGTGGGTAGACCCACAAAAAGAAATGATGGCTTCTATAAGTGGTATGCAGTCAGGTCTAGTAACATTTCAAGATGTTCAAGCAAATTATGGAAGAGATGTTGAGGAGTTGTTTGAGCAACACGAAAGAGAACAGAAGTTAGCGGAACAGTATGGTGTGAAAACAGCATTTCAACCTTTTGGAATGAAGATGCCTGTTGAGGCTGACATTCAGGGTGGCGAGGGTGGCGAAGATGGCTAAACCGAACGAAGGCATGAAAGTCGAAGCACAAAAAGGCTTAGATTGGCGTGAAGAATTTGGTCGTGGCGGAACTAGAGTAGGTGCGGTAAGAGCAAGACAGATAGTGGCAGGTGAAAATTTATCTGATGATACTATCAAAAGAATGTTCAGTTTTTTTAGCAGACATGAAGTTGATAAAGAAGCCGAAGGCTTTAATTCAGGAGAACAAGGCTATCCTTCAAATGGCAGAATAGCTTGGGCGTTATGGGGTGGTGATGCTGGTTTTGCTTGGTCAAGAAGATTAGTAGAACAAATGAAAAAAGAAGAAGAAACCAGAGCAGTATCAGGTAAGGCTCTTAAAATGATACAAAACAAAGTAGAAGAACATAATGAAGAAGTAGGCGATGTTAAATCTAAAAGAACTACTGTCGGAGTATTATCAAAAGTTTATGAAAGAGGGATTGGCGCTTATAAGACTAATCCAGCTTCTGTAAGACCTTCAGTAAGTAGTCCAGAGCAATGGGCGGCGGCAAGGATTAATTCCTTTTTGTATGCTTTGCGTAATGGTCGTTTTCGTTCAGGAAAACATGACACAGACTTATTACCTGAAGGGCATCCTTTATCAACCAAAAACAAAGAGGATAAATCTATGGAATATAAAGATAATAGACATATTCTCAATGTTGAGGAAACAGATGATACTTATGTAATATCATTTGCTAAACATGAGGATATGATGGAAAGTATGGAAGATGATGACAAAGAAATGATGGAATCTCGACCATATCATGATGAAGAAGATAAAGATGAAGAAGAAAGACTAGATAAGTCCGATATTGTCTATCGAACCCTAGACCTTTCAAGAGCATCTTATATCGATGAAGAAAAAAGAAGAGTGAGAATCGGAGTTAGTTCCGAAGAACCTGTCGAAAGGGATTTTGGCATGGAAATAATCTCACATTCTGAAGAGGACATTGACACTAGTTTTATTGCTAGTGGTAGAAGTCCTTTACTCTTAGACCATGACATGACTAAACAGATTGGTGTGGTCGAAAGATACGAAATTGATTCTGCTGAAAAAAGTGCAAAGGCAATAGTTCGCTTTAGTCGAAGTAAACTCGCAGAAGAAATATATCAAGACGTGCGTGATGGAATACGTCAAAACATCAGCGTTGGATATAAAATAAATGGCATGGAACGTATGCGTGGCAACCAAGATGATAAGCCGATGTTCAGAGTATCAACTACACCTTTAGAAGTGTCTGTTGTTTCTGTACCTGCTGACCAATCTCAAGCTGTCGGTGTAGGACGTTCTGAAGATAAACAAACAACCATAAAGGTAAAAACAATGACTGAAGAAGTTAAAAATGAAATAAACCTTGATGAAGTTAGGCAAGAATCTGTTGCTGAAGCTAAAGCCGAATTCGTTAGAAATTCTAAAGAAATTATGGACTTAGCTGTTAGACACAACAGAAGAGACCTAGCTGACAAGGCTATTCAAGATGGCAACTCAGTAGAAGAATTTAGAGGAATCTTATTAGACCAAATAGCGACTGATAAGCCTTTAGAAACTCCTGAAATTGGCATGACTAAAAAAGAAGTCCGTCAGTTTTCGATTATGAAAGCAATCAATGCTTTAGCTAATCCAACTGATAGACAAGCACAAAGAGACGCTGAATTTGAATTTGAATGTTCAGAAGAAGCATCAAAACACTATGGCAGAACTGCTCAAGGTATTATGTTACCGCCTGAAGTAATGAGCAATTGGAACACAAGAGACCTAAATGCGTCTGACGATGCTGGTCTTGTTGGTCAAGACTTCAGACCTGAGAGCTTTATTGATGCTCTTAGAAACGCATCTGCTGTAATGCCATTGGCTACTAACCTAAATGGACTACAAGGCGATGTAAAAATCCCTAAAAAGACTTCTGCAGCTTCTGCAGCTTTTATTAGTTCTGAAGGCGGTGCTTCTGGTGAAAGTGAAATGGTTATCGGTTCTGTAACTATGTCTCCTAAAACTGTAGGAGTACACACTGATGTTACAAGACAATTAATGCTTCAATCATCTTTAGATGTTGAAAACTTAATTCGTGATGACTTAGCTAAATCAATGGCAATTGCAATTGATGACGGTGCTTTAGAAGGTAGTGGTTCTAGTGGAAATCCAACAGGTATCACTAACACTTCAGGTATCAATACTGTCTCCTTATCATCTGCGGCGGCTCCCACGTTTGCCGAGATGGTCTCTATAGAGACAAGTATAGCTGTCGACAATGCTTTAGTAGGTGACTTGGCTTACATCATTAATCCTACTAACTATGGAACTCTAAAAACTACAGCCAAAGACTCAGGTTCTGGCTTATTCGTTGCGGAGAACAACATGGTGAATGGTTATCCAGTAGTTATTTCTAATCAATTAACTGCAAACAACTATGTGTTCGGAAACTTCAATGACCTATTAATTGGGTTCTTTGGTGGTTTAGATATTACTGTTGACCCTTACTCTAACTCTACTTCAGGTACTGTTAGAATCGTTGCTCTACAATCAGTAGACGTAGCTGTAAGACACGCAGTTTCTTTCTGTAACGCTAGTTAATAGATGGTATTAACAACTGAAAAAGCGGCAGGCATAACGTCTGCCGCCTTTTCTAAAAACAAGGAAAGCAAAATGAAAGTTTTA